GCAAATGGCAACATCGTAGTGGTGCGTAACGCGTGGAACGAGGCCACTATGCCGCCTGTGGTGCCCGTAGCGGCGGGGAAGCCAGTTAAAATGGCGTGGCGTGGCTCTCCGAAGCATTCCGGCGACATAGAGGACGTGAGAGTGCCGTTTGCGGCTGCATTCAAGAACCAAGCGATGGCTTGGCACTTTTACGGCGCGCAGCCTCCCGCGTGGCTTGACTTTGAACAGCGCCAGTTCTCGGACTTTATGCCCCTTTACGCATATTTTCAACGCCTGACTATTGACGCACCCGACTGGCTTTTTGTGCCGCTCAAGGACAACAAGTTCAACCACTCCAAAAGCGACTGCTCCGCGCTTGAACAAAACATGCGCGCCGGGGGGGGTGTTATTGCTCCAATGAGCATGCCGGAGTTCAACCGGCCCGGTGTCATCCGGTATAAAGACAATGCGCATCTGAAAGACATTTTCGATCAGATCGCCAAAGGGAAGATTGACAAAGTGAAGATCACACAAGAGGGGCAGGAGTACATTTTGAACGAACGGACACTGAGCGCAGCCAATGAAGTGCGCGCCGGGGCAATCCGAAAACTGTTTACCGCATGAAAATATCAGAACTAAAAGCGAATCCTAATAACCCGCGTGTGGTCAAGGATGCAAAGTTTGCTAAAGCGGTTAACTCCCTGCTTTGCTTCCCTAAGATGCTCCCAAAGCGAAAAATGATTATTGACCGGCAAGGGAATAATATCACGCTCGGTGGTAATGTCCGCTTCCGGGCCATCGAGCACATCGCCAAAATAAGCTCGGCAACCTTTGAGGAGCTATGTTTGTCGGCAGGTGCAAAAGAGGACGCCATTGCCGTATGGGAGCAAGTAAGGAAAACCAAAAGTATACCTGACGAGTGGGTGGACAACGCAGACGAATTTACGGAAGAAGAAAAGCAGCGCTTTATTGTGGCGGATAATGTTGGTTTTGGCGAGTGGGACTGGGATATACTGGCAAACGACTGGGAGCCACTTGAGCTTTCCGCTTGGGGATTGGATATTCCGGGCATTGTAGATGAGGGCGAATTAGAAAAAGAGAACTTAGGGCCAATAGACCCACAAGTAAATGACCGTTGGGTGCCTGACTGCCTTTATCCTGCCAACAACATGTACGACATTCCAACTCTTTTGCCTGATATGCAAGCCAAAGAGGTAGCATTGCCGTTCATCCCGTATGGGGCAGAGGCAAGAACAGCTAAAGACGTAGCAACATATCATTTTTATGTGGACGATTACCGATTTGAAAACGTTTGGAATCAACCAAACTCGCTTATAAAAGATTCACTGATTGCCATAGTGGAGCCTAACCTTTCACTATACGACACAACGCCCATATCTTACGGGTTGCACCTGATATACAAAAAGCGTTGGCTTGCCAGATACCTGCAAGGCAAAGGGGTTTTGGTTTATGCAGACCTGAATGTCTCTCCAAAATTCGCAGAGTACAATATACTTGGATTGCCTGACGGCTGGAACGCGTTTTTTACACGGGGCTACGCGCAGCGGGTTGAATATCTCGAAAGTGAATATGCTATTGCCCAAAAGGTAAGCGGCCAACAAGCACCCAACTTCATCGTTTATGCAGGTGGCCAATTGGTAAAGAAATGGTGCGCCGAGCATAACGTTTTGTACATCGAGCAGATGAGGGGCTTTGACAAAATGAAAGAGCATAAACTACTTTGATAAAAAGTGGTTATCTTTGTATCAAAACAAACAGAGATGGCAAAGACCGGCGGAGCACTAAGATCAAAGACGGGCGGCATTGGCCGTGACGGTGGAGGCGACTACAAAGGGGATGTGCGCAATGTTTATTCTTTGCGCGAAATCAAAGACACACAGTTGCGCCGTGAAATCCAACAGGGCATTTCAAAGTTTGAATCCCGCTTGGGTGTTCGTCAACAAAAAGTAAAGCTGGCAGACTTGTCCGGCGCTTTTGGTGTTCACGTCACAGCAGGCGGCAAATCAGAGGGGGTTTATCTGAGTCGGGGCGCGTTTTTGAATAGTGAGCCAAACGACATTATCAAAGTCAAGCGCAAGGCATACGATACCAACTTCTTGAACAAGACCAACAAGCCGGTTCAACATACCATCGTGCATGAATTGGCGCACGCTACTTGGAACAACCATTTAACAGGAACAAAGCAAGAGGCTGCCGGGCGTGAAATATCAAGGCTTTACCGGGCGTTTCTTAAACAGAACCCGCGTAGGTGGGGTTCTTACGGGAAGTCAAATGTAAATGAGTTCTTCGCCGAAGGTATCACACTTGGCGTTTTGGGTAAAGGCGACAAATACAGCCGTGAGTTGATTAGAATTACCAAACGATACAACTTGTAGCAATGAAAGCAACATTAAACAAAGACTATTTAGCGGCGCTCAATGAGCATCCTGAATTTAGCGAGGCAACGCCCGCACAAGTGGCCAAAGGCCAACAACTATCCGAACTGGTAAATGAGGGCGACAGGCCGGAAGATTACCTGAGCGAGGCAGACCTTTATTGCCTTTCCGCATTCTATGAGTATCAGGCTATTGAACGCCAGGCGGAACTGCTTGCCGATGACGATGACGAATACCCGTGGCCGGAAGAAGAATTAGCACTTCAAGAGGATTAGTAATGGCCGGAAGACCAAAGGCAATTATAGACTGGAAAAAGGTGGACGGCTATCTCCGGGCGGGGTGTCCGGGTTCGGCTATTGCCGGGCTATTGGGTATTCATCAAAACACACTATACCAAGCCTGCGAATCGGAATATAAATGTAATTTCAGTGAGTATTCACAACAAAAGAAGGCCGAAGGCGTCAGTTTGGTGCGCGCAACACTCTACCAAAAGGCATTACAGGAAAAAGACAATACCTGTTTGATCTTTCTTGCCAAAACCGACGGGGGCATGTCGGAAACTCAAAACGTCAATCAGCACAACACCGGGCAATTATCCGTTGAAGTGAAAATCACCGCTGATGACCTCCGAAGCGACACCATTGAATGAAGCAGGCGCGGGCTTGCCTGTATTCGATACCGCTGTTTTTCGTTCCACTATGGCCGGGCTTATGTCCGGCAAGCCGCTCATTATCCAACAGGGCGGAACCTCATCCGGTAAAACATACTCCATCATTCTGGCGATCGTTACCTACCTGAGCCAAAACCAAAACCTTACCTGTTCGGTAGTCTCTTGTACCTTTCCGCACTTGAAGCGGGGAGCCATACGCGATTTTGCGGGAATCACCAGCGCTATTGGCGGGCTGCAAAAGTGGAACCAAACGGATTGCATCGGGCATATCAACGGAAATGTCATCGAGTTCTTTAGCGCAGACAACGACGGGAAGGTGCGAGGCGGTAAGCGCGACATTCTGTTCATCAACGAGGCCAACCTGATCAACTACGAGCGATACCGGCAGCTTTCCATCCGGACGGGCAAAACGGTAATCATTGACTTCAACCCAGTTTCGGAGTTCTGGCTACATACCGATGTCATACCGGCGGCATCGGCCAATGATATGATCTTCAGGCGCACTACCTACCGGGACAACCCTCGCGTCCCTGAAAAGATCATTCGGGAAATCGAAGCCCTGAAAATTACCAACGAGCAACTTTACCGGGTATATGGGCTTGGACTGACTGGTAATGTCACCGGCTTAGTTTTCCCTAATTTCGTCTTGATAGATGAATTTCCGAAGGACGCCAAGAAACAGGCCGTAGGGCTTGACTTTGGATTCACCAACGACCCGACGGCGGCAGTGCGGATCGGCTTTTTGCATGGAGAATTGTACTTGCAGGAGTTGATCTATGAAACGGGCCTGACAAACCCGGACATATCGCAGCGCATGAAGCAGGTGGGCATTGGGGCAAAAGAGGAAATATTTGCAGATAGCGCAGAGCCTAAAAGCATTGAGGAGCTTCGGCGTGTGGGGTGGAACATTCGCGGCACCGTGAAGCGGGAAATCAACTTCGGCATTGACTTAATGAAGCGTTACCGCATCAACGTGACCAAAGACAGCCTGAATTTAGCGAAAGAGTTGCGTAATTATTCATGGAAGGTTGATAGCAATGGCAAGAGCTTGAATGTACCAATTGACGCCTTTAATCACGGGCTGGACAGTTCACGTTATGCCTGTATTGAAAAAAGCACCGGAACAAATTTGCCCCGTATGCTCTAAAGACTTATCTTTGCCCTACCTTTCAGGCGTCCGTGTCGCGCAGCACGTTAAACCACTCACCATGACCGCACAGGACGCACTGCCGCACCTTTCCAATATTGCCGCCACAGGCACCCGCCACGCGATGTATGCCCGCACCGTCGCTATTGCTGACGAATGCCGGGTATTGCTCGGAGACACAGATGCACAAGCCGAAAAACTCCGGGAATATACCCTGATGGAAACGGCAGAGGAACAAGAGCAGCGCCAGCGCCTGACCAACGCCATCACCGGGGCAACGCTCGGCCCGTCGCTCTCCTATCTTGAAAAGGTCATCCGGGCTGATGGGCAAACAGAGATCATCGAAGGCCCTCCGGAGATTCGCTCCAAGCTCACAGATCATTTCACCAGGTTTTACAGGGGCGAAACCCTGAAGCAATACTGCTTTGAGGCTGCGAAATACGCAGTGAAGCTCGACCCCAACTACTGGACGGTGTTCCAATACAAGACCAACACCGAGAACGGCGGCACCACCATCACAGACATTTACCCCATCGAAGTACCAAGTAAATCGGCATTAGACTGGGGTTTTGATGAGGCCGGGGAGCTTTCTTACCTTTGCTTCACTTCGGACAGGCCGGTCATCAGCAAAGGCAAGCCCGCCACAGCGCCGGAGTACTTCTGCTATGGCATCGGGTATGTATTGCACCTACTTGAAGTGCGGCCCGAATGGGAGGAGGTCAATACCTATGACAGCTACGCGACGACGGTTTACACGCAGCCAAACGGCAAAACAATGTCCTTTGCCTACAGGATATTTACCAACGGCACAAAGGAAGTGCCTGCGATCCGCTGGGCGGCATACCTTTCCGACCTTGACGACAACGAGGTCGGCGTTCCAATTTACCAGAACGCACGCGGGCACCTGTTCGACCTTATCCGGGATAAATCATTCTTTGACTTGACCAAAGTCCTGCACATGCGCCCGGAAAAGGCGCAATATGTCAAGACTTGCGACG